TGCTGGTAATAGTGACTCCACAACTGCGGAAGCCACTGTATCCGAGGCGGATGATAAATCAATCGTGGCTAGACTACCATCAATACTCGCCGCTTTAGCGAGTTTGCGATGATGATCTTGCGCAAGGCGAGCCTCACGACCAGCACGAAATCTTCCGTTACGGAAAACGGAAGGTTTAGCGTGTTGATCGAGCAGGCCCACCCTACGCAGTCTAGTCTTCAGCAAGGAGCCAATACCCTTCTGTACGAAGAGATTAAAAGATGGCTCGAAGCCTATCGATCGATCGGTTTGAGAGTTCTTAGGAACTGAACCCCAAACGTTTCCTCTGACAAGAGGAAGATCGACGACCGTTTGATTCGGTGAGAATAACTCACCGGCTAACGAGTGGGCCCATAAACCGGTCATTTCTAAACGGAGATGCACCCAGGCGTCAGCAGTCATCTCAGGAGACTGAGAGAATTTCTCTTCGATACTCACTGCTCGTTTTATTAACACCGTCCTACCCGGGCCAAAAGCCCCCCGCAAATCATGCGGGCACGGACCGAGAGCTTCGCTCACTATATTTCTTACGTCTTCCACAAAGGAATGGAAGAAGCACTGGTTTTCACCGGGAAAGAACCCGGTATCCAGATAGTGATAGAAGCGACGATTCGTCGCGAAACATTGCTTTTCAGCAAGCAGCCATTTTTCGAGGGCTGCGTCGCGCAATTGACGCGCATTATTTTTGAGGTCAACACACTTTTTCACGAGTGCGTGGACCTGCGCGTCCGCTGCGTAACTTTCGCTGTCGAGGTAGGAAAGAGGACTCCGACTAACTAATGTCGAGAGCTCAACCCCATACTTCAGTCTCAAAAACAGACCGAGAGAGAGGGGTGTGTTAATGGCGCTGCAAATGCATGACACCAATTCACGCGAATTACTCACGATGAATACTCCAGTGGAGAAGAATCAGCTAGGAGCGTAACCGCTCTTGAACACAGACTGGATCAGCGTGCTGGAAAGCACGTTGGCCATTTGTGCGGCTGCTTCGGACAGAACAACGTCCGAAATATCCTTCGAAAAGATGAAGGATCCACTGGCCTTCACGCTAGCCAGCACCGAGGTGATGTTAGTGGTAGTGTCCGTATAAGTCAGAGGATACAGGAATGTATACTCGACAATACGAGCCTTACCGTTCGCACTCGCCTTGGAGCTGATGGTGAAGGTGGGTCGGTTGGCCGCAACCGGCGACGCAGTCTCTTGACGAAACTGAGCCGCCGTTCGATCACCCGACGAAGGTGCCAGAGCATTGTAGACAACGACAGTGGTACCGTCCGCCTTTTTGACGGACAAATCAGCCATAGAAGGCATGATGACTCCCGCGCGATTAGCGCACTTGGATTGATTTAAGGTGTTGCACAACCAAACTTAACGCCGTCAAAGCCCGATTAGCACTGGGCAAATGAGGAGGATGTACACGAGGTACACCTGGACAAGGTACGCCGATTTCTCGCTTCAAATGGAGGGCCGAGCCGGCATGCGTCTGCTCGACACGACCATTTTCAGTGATATACATCTGCGTAGTACTTGCCCGCGAAAAGTAAGTTGTGTAGCCGTTGGTAACTTTGTACCCAACGAAGTCCGTCAAAGAATTGATCAGGGCTCCGACTGGATAAAACCAGTCGACTACGAAGGAGTAGGGAACTAACTCCCACGCAACGGACGCTGGGTTGAGAAGACCCAGTTGATTAAGTTTGACGAGGTTAGGACTCTCGATTTCAAAGGTCGCACCCATCTTGCATGACATGCTTATTTGGCCTGTCGTGCGCCATGAGTACGAACCAGAGGAACCGCCGTCCAACCTGTCAGTATGCGACTTGCTTGATCTAAGCGTAACTGGAGCAGTGCTCGGAGGTTTCGCAAGGATCTCGGCAGTAGCATACAAGTCTTCCATCAGAGGAGCCATTCCGAAATGGAATGCTAACCAACCTTGCGTGCATTCACGGATGGGGCGGCGTAATGCCGATTCCCTACCGCTTTTTACACGTTTAAGGTGCTCATGCATGGACTTTGCGAAAGTCTTCACAGGGGTTCTCAACCCCCGTAAGGTACTTGCTAACATCTTCAATGCCTCGTCTTTCTCGGCAAAGTTGACAGCTAGCTGGGTGTTGGCTCCAAGCTGGTCTACCAATTTCTGATAGGCCATAACTCGGAGCTCATCCATCGCATAGGACCCACCTGTCCAAGTGTGCGTAAGATACGCAGCTCTGGTGTTCTCACAATCTACGGGGTTTTTCCAACCCGCGTTTGACGATGAGACCCAGCACTCATAGGGCAGTGGAGGGCGTTTTTCCTGGGGACCACTATAGTAGCAATTCCGCCTTTTCGAAAATTGTCGCGTCGTAGATACGCCCCAGCCAGGATTGGCCGGATCGTAGAAATCTACAACATAATTGACATTTTCCTTATAGGTGGGACCGCGCATTATAGGCTCCAAAAGAAGGGACTGGTTAGGTCCCGGAGAGTGAAGTCTCGACCTGACAAAGGTCGAG